GTGTCCTCATGCATGAGCAGACGGGCAACGCCGTGTGCCCTGGCATTCTCAATCATGACGTTCATCAGGGCATTGTGTACATCCTGAATCGGAGCAGCATAGACGACCGTGCTTCGGCCCCATACAGCGCATGGATTGTCAATGTCAGTGATGATGTTGTAGGGCAGTTTGGCTATCTCGATTGCCGACTTCTTGGTCTTGTCTAGGCTGCCAGCCTTAACTGGAGCGAAGCGGTGTGGGTTGGTCTTTAGGGGGCTGAGTAGGTCGCCTTCGGCCGTACAGTAGCAGAAGCGGCCCTGCATGCCATTGACTGCCAGGCCCTTCTCCCAGTATTGGAATATCTCGACCACATCGAAGTGCTGTTGCTTGAGGAAGGTCGGGGAAGGCTCGGTCTCGACAGTAGAGCCTGAGCCGCTCATAGCCCTTGTCTGGTTCCTCAGCTTTTCGAGTAGCTCAGCTTTGTCGGGGAACATGCTAAGGGCTTCATCGTAGGACATGTAGAGCTTCTCAAGAACGAAGCGCACCTCGTTCCAGGTGGATGCATCTGGGTCCAGATAGATGTTCCAGGGTAGCGGCACGGTAGCCTCAATGGCACCTTCGCACAGAATCTCGCCAGTCTCCTCATTGAACTCTAGGACAGCCCCTGCATCTGGGTTCCAGACCATCTTGACAAAGCCGGTACCGTACAAGAGGGCGTGGCCGTTACATCGGTCCATGAGCTCTTGCAGCTGGAATTGGCGAATGGCGTAGCGGATGAGCCGGTCGGCTGCATCTGCGGACCGCTTGTCGGCTAGGTCCTCAGACGTGGGACGGCAGACCACCGTAGGGGGGTTTGCGGACATCTGAGAGTGCAGGAACCGGTAGTTCTTGAAGGTAGTGTTTATGCTGATGCGAGGCTGAGCCGTGAAGGCGTCGTCCACCCCAGTCCCGTCGCCAAGGGCCACCTTCTCTGCGCCAGACTCGTCCACATTCATGACGGTGAAGACGATGCGCTCTGACTCTCGCCAGGCCTTCTCCATCTCCACTCGGCCCTTGATGCTGTTCTGCAGGCGACGCTGAAGTTCCGCCTTCTGCCGCTCCTCGCCAATCCATGTATCGAGTTTCAAGGCCATGGGTTACTCCTCAGGTCCGGTTGAGTCATGTGGATGGGAGGCGGACTCATCGACAGCTTGGTGGGCTGCTTCTTGGAGTTCCGGGTCGTCTATCTTGGGGGCTGCTTTACGGAGGAACTCACGAGCTTCCTCACAATGGCCCTCGTCCTCACAAGCTTGAATGACGTTTATGGCATATTGGACCCGGACCTCTAGAGGGACTCCTTCCAGAGCCGACTTGCCCCTTGGAACTGGACCATCTCGCATCGCCGCTATCAGCAACTTCATAGTGCCTCCAGGGGACGGCGGGGGCCCCTAAGTTTCAGCAGTTTCATGTTACCTCCAACTTCTTCCGTTGCTAAGGCGTTTCAGATGAGCAAAGCGGGCGCGTTCGAGCTTGAGCTGCCGCCTCTGATTCATGACACCTAGTATACAGAAACTTGTATATACAGTGAAGATGCTCCATACCACTACTGCGATTACCATGCTCTGCTCCGTCTTTGTATGCGGTATGGCTTGAGAATTCTGTTTACGCCGACTGCTGACTTCGGCTGCGGGTTGGCAGCGGCCTTCCGGTCCTGCTCCATCTTGATGCGGAGGCGGACATGCAGCTCTGGCACCGACACCTGAGCTACTTCCGGCTTCGGGATACAGTCCCATCCGTAGATGCAGCAGTCGTGAAGGTGGTACTTGTGCGAGTTCACAATGCGGTCAGCCTGATTCTCGGACCATTGCATGGAACCCAGTTCATCAACTAGGTCAGCACAGTCCTCAGTGATGAACAGGCGAACACCTAGTGCCTTCTGCAGGCCCTTCATCATCTCTGAGCGGCGGTTGTTCTTATCCCATGGGGTGCCGTAGTGTGTACCCATGGCTGCCGCCTCACCGATGTACCAGGTGGCAGCTGAGTCGCAGGTTCGTCTGACGATGTTCAGGCCGCGCAGGCTGGACTGAACGGCAGTGACTAGGTCGGAGGGGACTGGTATGCCAGTAAAATAGCGAGCACGGACTACATACCAGAGGCCTGTCTTCGGATGCTCGGCGGCTACCACACACCCATGCTTAGATTGTAGGGCAGGGTCAGCCCACTCAACATGGCGCCAGGTTGTCGAATAGTCGGCGGGCATCTTGACGAGGGCAGAGTCGGGCACATGATAGGCGGCAAGGTCAGAGTCCATCCAGTCGCCTTCGAGAATGCACTTCCGGTAGGTCTCCGGCATGCCTTCGAGGGACTGGAGAATCTGCGACTTATCCTCATCCGTATAGATTGGATTGTCGAACATGCGTAGCTTGTAGACGGCTGCCAGCGGTCTCTGGCTCTGGTCCACCATGCGGCGTATTTCCAGGTTGGTGGTCTTGGGAGTGAAGGAGGCAAAGAACCAGCCTCTGCGGTCCTGAAGTCGGCGCTGGAGCTCCTCGATGAGTTTCCAGCTGGAGGGCATCTCGTCCATCCAGATGCCGTTCAGTTCGTAGGCCTGCACCTTCTCCTGGGCTTCGGTGCTGTTGTGGTGCGAAGCGAATAGGAGGATGTTGCCGGTCGGCCGGTGAACCACCTTCTGTAGCATGTTGCCGACCCGCTGCTCGTGCAGTTCGCCCTCCTTGAAGAAGGCCCTGAGCTTGCGGAAGAGTACCTCCTCGACCTGCTTGGACACGCGGCCGATGACGAGGAACTGGAGAGTTCCGGTGCCCCAGTGGGCAGGCCGCACGTAGCCTGGCTTGTTCTCGGCCAGAGCCCAGGCCATCTTGCGAGCCCCCAGCTGGCTCTTGCCAGACCGGTTGCCGGCGACCACGTACTGTACCCGCACCTCTTCTGAATCGTCCAGGATGACCTGTTGAAAGGAGGTAGGACGGGATGCAGGCCGAAAGGCATCGAACACCTCGGCCCGCTCCAGGTCGGCCAGCCGGGCGGCTGCCTTAGCTAGTTGGGATGCAGTAAGGGACAGAAGGTAACCCTAGTAGGTGTAGCCACTGTTGCAGAGGAGTATCTGGCAGGTCTGGCCGGAGGTTGTTGTACAGGCCAGTTGGCCTTCTGGACGCAGAGGCATGTAGGCCTGGTCTGCGGACACCTGGGCATTCATGCGGATGGTTACGACCTGGGCGGCGCACACCGTGATGGTGCCACTGCCTGAGTCGGTGAAGGAGCTGACCGGATTCGAATTGCCCTGGTAAGCACTGAGTTGGAAGGTGTTGGTGGTGGCATTCTGAATGAAGTAGGCCTGGGATGGGTCTAGGCCGCCTGGCACCGTCCCCGTTGAGCCGATTGCTACCATTTGACCGTTGGTGTAACCATGTGCTGCAATCGTGAGCACTCCGGTGGTCGGGCTGACGGCTGACACGGTCTGGTTGGTGGAGGCTGAGGCGGAGGCCGTCTTGATGGTGTTCCAGATGCCATAGCCGGTGCTGTCCTGGAAGACAAGGCTTGGGGTACCTACTACGGCACCTGTGTAGATGTCGATGACCAGGTTGAGTCGAGCCTCATTGGCGATACCAACACCGCAGACTGGGGCTAGGGTGGACGAGGCTGGGACAGACACGCCTCTGGACATGCACTTCTTGACCTGATAGCCGGATGACATTTAAGACTCCTTCTTGGGGATTGGACTGGCTGCCACGTTGGCAACCCGTTCCAGGCGTATGCCCTGAGCGGCGAGGAGGGCCTCTAGCTCAGCTTTGTTCATTGTTTCGATGCCGCCCTTGCCATCTGCTTGCTCTGGAGCCTTGGCCCGCTTGCCTAACAGGTCGGCGACCACCTTGACCATCTGGACGCGGGCGCCCTGGGCCTTGGGGTCGGTGTTGAGGAGGACGTCCTCGGCCGCAGCGAGGGAGAGGTGGAGCAGCCATTCCAGGCGCTCAGAGGTCACGGAGGTGTTGCTGAACCAGGCCTTGAAGCCTGGCCTGCCCCACCAGTTGGCGAGGGCGGCTGAGCCGCTGGCCTGCTGTGCAGCGGCTAGGGTGAGGCCGGCTGCAGCCGAGTCGCCCAGATTGGCCCAGGTCCTGGCCTTCACCCGCACCATGGCCTCTGTGGGCCTGAAATCGGCCACTGGGTCCACGGAGACGAGAGAGGAAGGGGCTCCTACCGCCGGTAGCTCGGACGCACCTGGCGCGACGGTAGGGGCCTCTAATCCTGCCGGCACAGGCTCCTGGGGAGAAACAGGAGGCGTCTGGTCCAAAGGAGGCAGGATGCTTTTGCGTAAGTTGCTTGACACTAGGTAGTCCAGTTCACTGCTGGGCGGGTTGGCTTGACACTGACCCAGCCCCAGCGGGCCTTCGGGTCTACATCGGTAAGGTAACCAGAGTGTTGCAGGAAGAGTAGCTGGTCATAGAGGCGGGTGCTGTTGAGCTTGAGCGCCCTGGCAAGAGGACCGGCCTTGATAAGGACAGCTCCGTCGGCAGTGCGCTCCAGCATCCCATCTGTGGGGGCCGAGTAGAGCAGGATGAGCATGATGCGGTCTGCTAGGTAGCGAACACGAACAGATTCAATTGCCACTGCGTACCTCCATCTGCGACCATAGCACACCTTAGTAAGATGTGTCAAGCATTTATTGTATGAACAGAATAATGCTTACATGCATACATAGCTTACGTGTGTGAGGCTATCTGCACCTGTACCAGGTTCTGAGTTACTCAGCAAGCATCCGAATGCTTCAGTATATACACCAGCTTGTGCTTGCATAAGCTCATGTCTGTCAGGAAGCTCAACTACATGTAGCATAGTACCAGTAGTTCGGAAGGCCTGTCAAGCGGAATCGTACAAGTAGCCGAATAGACACAGACACGGCGAGTCCCTCCAATACCCAGGATGTCCAGACACAACGACTGAAAGGGCCCTAAGGACCCTCCGTTGGCATACATACCTCGCACCCAGGACGCTACGGTGGGCGAGTCGGGCTTCTGAGTTCCCTTGTCGGCTGCAGAGCAAGCGGCCCCACCATACGCATACCTTATCACACCCCTTCCTGGGTGTCAAGCCCTTTTCTGCTGCTAGTGCACCTCGGACAGAGTAATAGGCTGGACCGGAGCCGAGTCGGCTTCCCACGAACCGGGCACGCGGCTGGGGGACACAAGGCCTCTCAGCTGCAGGGGATTCCAGGCTGCCTGCTCTCCTGGCCCCCTCCTCGGGGTGCCGGAGCGACTGGGTGGGCCGAATCTGCCAACGGTCACGCCTCCATACAGCCCAAAGCAGGGGGAGGCCATGCTACACCTTCCACCCTTGCAGCAGACGTGTATCGAGGTACAGTTCAGGGCTACACGACTGCTCGGCTTCGTACTCACGGTTGGGCGGCCTTGGGGCGGCCTGTTAACGGGGCCTAACCCCCAGTGTGGCCTGACGTATCTGGCCTGCCCGAGGTCCCTGTCCCCACCTGCTGGGTGGTACCCCTGGGGCGGGGTGGCAGGGGGCGGGGTGTGTGGGTAAGGCGGGGTGCGGGGTCACTGGGGGCGGGCTAGGCGCACGGGCCATGCATGCGGCCTGGTCCACGCGCGCGTTGATGCCTGCCTTTTTCGTGTCCATTAGATTGACTGATGCAAGCCCCGTCCAAGCCTTTGACATTGCCGTCCAGGCTTTAGCCAGCTTTATGACAAGCGTTGCGGCAGCTTGCGCCCATCTCGACCAGGTGCGAGCTGAGTGTCAAATCCCTAGCCATGCCAGGTGGGGGTCGATTGCCTGCACTTTCAAGAGCTTGCAGGTTGGCACGGCGCCTGCAATATCTCTTTTCACAAACGCTGAGTCACTCGGCACACACACACGGAGCATGGCATGCAGCTACCAATACTCGATAGGGACCACTTGATTACCCTGGTGACCGGGTTCACCTGGACGGACCCGGTAGAGGAAGCCATGGAACGGGCGCTTGACGCTCTGACACCGGAGCAGCGCGCTCGCTTGGTCGAGGTGCGCCGATGCAAAGGTTGAACGCGGCTACGACGCCAGCTCTCCGCACCATGACGCTCCATGCCAGCCCGCTCGTCTGGACTCAGCATGCAGCTGAGCGGGCCGAACTCAAAGGGGTACCGCTGCACCGCGCTCTGCACGTACCCGCCGGTGGCATAGTCGAGGTGGAACTGGGCGACCAGGACAAGTTGACCAAGGTCGTCTGCCGTGTCCAGCACACCGCTACCCATGATGCGGTCTACGTGCTGGTTCCCAGAGGGAGCGGCTGGCTGGTAGTGACCTCATGGACCAACAGCGTGACAGACACACATAGCACACTGCGCACCGAGCGCTTAGGAGTAATCGCATGAGGTATTTAGCTTGGGATATTTGTGTGGATTTTGGTGGCGACGTAGTCGACTCATTCATCGCCTCGGCAACGGGCATCAACACCGGCCTGCCTCTGACCGACGCTCAGCTGGATGAGCTGACCGAGTGGGCACACGCTGACGGCACTATTGAGGAAGCTTGGCAGGACAATGCAATTGACCGCGCATGTTATCTTTATGACCGAGACTGACCGGGGCCAATTCGCGGCACGCAGCACACACCACACACACGAAGTACGGGAGACAAGAGCATGCATAAGCTGTTACAACAGAACAAGAAGATGGCGAAGGCCAGCGTGGTCACCTATCAGTTCAGCTTGCCCTCAGTATCCACGTGTCCCGGTGCCGGTACCTGTAAGCAGTTCTGCTTTGCCGCCCTAGAGGAGCTGCGGTACCCTTCGGCGCGTAACTACCGGGCCCGCATGCTTGAGCTAACCAAGGACGCGCCATCCTTCATCGCAGCCATGGCGGCCGAAGTGACCGCATGCGTCAGGCGAGCCAAGGGCAAGCAGGTTGCAATCCGTATCCACGCCTCGGGTGACTTTTACTCACCGGCCTACTTGCAGGCATGGCATTGCGTCGCCACCCTTTGTCCGAGCGTCCAGTTCTACGCTTACACCAAATCGGTCGCCATCGCTCAGCGCTTGGCCCATCAGCGGCCGGCCAACCTGACGCTCATCTATTCGCTCGGTGGCACCATGGACTCGCGTATCGACCTAGCCACCGAACGACACTCGCGTATCTTTGCCACCGAGGCCGATGCCCTAGCGGCTGGCTACGCTCTGGCGAACGTGGATGACTCGGTAGCTTGGGCGTCGTCTAACACGCGTATCGGCTTGGTCATGTTCGGTGCACGCAAGCGCAAGGGGAATGCGGCGCTCGGCAACGTGGCAGGTGCCGCATGAGAACGGTGGCACAATACCGACGTGATGGGTTGAACGAGACCAATTGGAACGAGTGCATACTAATTGAGGGACATTGGATGTGGCGCGAATTCGACTTCGACTATGGCAACGGTGACCTAAACAGCAGAGAGCTTGAGACCATGCGGGTCGAAAACTAGGCGGTGCATCGGGCCCGTGCGTGGGCCCCAGTCAACCGGAATCAATCAACTTGGAGGTTTACGTGTTTGCATTCATTGGCATCGGTTACTTCCTATTCATGTTCATTGTGTGCTGCTTTTGCAAAGCTGGGGGTTTATATGATGAACGGTACTAATGCAGTCCGACCAGTCCGACCCACATACCTCAGCTGCGTTTGCACCGTTAACGTGGCACTACGGCAAGGCGACGCGCTGGCAGCCACTCAGGCGCTGAACCAGCTGTGGGACCTGCCTGACTTGACGGCAACTGAGCGCAACCGGGCACATGAACTGGGCAATGCGGTCCAGCGGCTCATCCTCAGTCAATGGCTGGCTGCAAACGGGGAGGGAGAAACGGCATGACTAAGCACGTGGACTTCCATCGCCTTCTCAAGGGACGGCTAGCTCGGCGCGAGGATGAGGCGGTGCGACGTGCCATGGGCCTCAAGCCAGCCAACCTGCTAGTCTACGGCCCCTATGGCACCACGCCCATGTCCCTCTGGGAAGCCTGCGATGGGCAGTTGTACGTGAAGGAGGGAGAAGGCCAGTACAAGCATTGGGTTCGCAAGAAGGCCTCAAGTTTCTGAGAGACGCGCCGATAAGACAAGTAAGCAGCCAGCAACAAGCAACCAACTCAAACGAGGTTCCCATATGAACGTGTTCAAAGAGTCCATCCAAATGCGTCAAGCTGTCACCCCGACCTTTGGCCGTATCGACTCAGAGTCGGTCCACCAAGTGGTCCAGTCGGTCCTGACCGGCCTCGGCCTGGTCGCCGAAGTGGTCGAGCGTGTCAAGTCCCGTCGCTGCACCGTTAAGGACGCAGAGCGCGGCAAGGTCACGCACTTCGGCACTCGCACCTACTCCGAATACCGGCTCATGAACCCGGCCATGGAAGTCACTGGTCCGGCGGGCGAGGCGCTGCGAGCGGTCATCCGTATCACCGATACCAACCTGCCTGGTGAGGCCTTCCGTGTCAGCGTTGGCTACTTCCGCCTCATCTGTCTGAACGGCCTGTTCGGCTTGCAGACCGAGGCAGTGGCGCGAGTTACCCACCGCGTCGGCCCGACGGCTCGCGGCAAGTTGGACGCTCTCCCGGCTGCCATCGAGGCGGCGCTAGCCAGCCTGCCTGCACTCCAAGCACGTGCCATGGAACTGGCCAGCATGCCAGTCGCTGCCCCTGTCGAAGTGGTGAAGGCGCTTGACCTCCCTGAGAAGGTGCGCAATCAGGTGCTCAGCCTCATTGCGTTCTCAGCCTACCGTCGTGTGGACCAGCCGACCAACGTGTGGGGTTTGTACAACATCATCAACGAGGTCGACCGCTTGCTAGCGCGGCAGGGTAGTACTGCCTACCTTCAGCGTGACTCTGGACTGGTCGATGCCATCGTGGCGCTGGCGCAAGGCCAAGCGGCCTGAGCAAACTAGGCGAACACGTGGGCCTCGACATGG